ACATCTTCTAAAACTGTGCGCTCGTTTGTTTGTATCTCATCAAGCTTTTTATTGATTTCGGATAATTCGTCGCGTATCTGCATAAGTAGCACTTGGTCTAATTGCGACCCGTTTATGACATCAATGGATGGAGTCGCCAAGTAAACATCAATATCTTCAATCGCTGTGCTTGTTGTGCCGCCTGTTGAACGCCACAAATCATAAAGCCACGTCTTAAAGGCTCGTGTATTGGTCAAGTCTAGCGTAAGTGGTGAAGCAATCTTGCTCATGTTTTACCTGCCTCCACGTCAATATAACCGCCCATCAAAACAGTCTTGACAGGTTCGCTACCGAACACTTTATAAACCCTGTCTCGTGAGTTGCCAAGCCTTGCCCACATTACGCGGTTTTTACGCTGTCCAATAACGCCTAGACTTGCTTCGCGTGGCGTGATGTAACTATGGCCGCCATCGTCGCTATACGTCAAATAGACTAACGGGTCATTACCATCTTCTAAGCCTACGCCCGTTTCAAAGTTAAGGACTACTTCTTTATGCTTGACGCGCTTATAGTCGCTAATAATATGAGCGCAGGTTCTTGACCATACAATCGGCAAACCTGCGTCAGTGTGTGTGTTTTCGTCTAATTCATACAATACGCCGCTAACAAAGTCACCTACCAAGTGTTTACCAAACGCGAACGCATAGCATGACGCTCTATCTCGGCCTAATCCATACGTTTCACGGACAGACCATGCTAAATCAGGGTCTTGAATTGACGCATCATAAACGAGTGTTTTGTTATCTGTTGGGAATGTCAGCACATAAAAACTATGGCCGTTTTTTTGATAAGTATAAGCAAATGCGTCATCAACACGCTCAAACGTATTAATTAAATACTCTATGCCGCGATTAGAGATAATCTGTGGCGTATATTGATTGAGCTTGTAAACTAGGCCGCTTCCATAGGCATTGCTACCCAAGAAAAAAACAGTGTTATCTATTTTGGCAACCGACAAATCAGCAGCGCAGCCGACCTCCATATCCGCGCCTTGCCGTCTGTCCAGTGAGAATGTTGTTCCTTCGACCGCGAACCAAAATGATGTTGTTTTGCGCCCAAATAGCACTAATTCACGATGGTCAACAATACCAGTTACCAAGTTATCAGGGTCACTACCGTTGCTATTAAATTCTAAACCATCAAAAGTTAAGAAGTCGTTATACGCTGAAACATAAAATTCTTGAGTGTTTGGTCGTACAAATACGCCATAGCCGTCGAGATAATCAACACGAGGCGAACCGTAGAACGCAGGGTCTGTTATTTGAGCAAGTACGCTAGTATTAGTGTTATAGACAAACGCCTTGTTAGTCACGCCGCTATTAAAACAGACTTGCCCTGCATTATTGGCCGCGATTGTTGTATCAAAATCCAAGTCAACAGTACCGATTGTCGTGTAGCTGTAATCATTAAGCACTTTGTAAAGATAAGCACCCGCAACAACATACAACACTCCTCTAAACTCATACATTCCATAAATCGGAGCTGTTGGCAGAGTCAAGAACGCTATTTTGCCATCAACACGGTATAAAGTCAGTTTGTTATCTTCTTCGGACAAGTCAACTTCAAGAAACATATTTACGGTTTCTTGACTGTTTTGATTCTTGCTAAATCCTTTATGTTGACCGCCTAAGAAATTAAATTTCATTAAAAGCCACCGCCCGTAATAATGTTAAAACCACGATTGACGTTTAATAAGGGGTCAAACTTGGCAACAGGGATAGTTACCATTGACCGCATAACAATGGCTTTTGATTCTTGCGCCATCAGTGCTAATTCTGGCGATACAGTAAAGCCAAACTCAGGCGATATTTCAACAGCAAGATTAAACTTCATTGCGCGAATCCATTCAGGCGGATAAGGCAAATCGTCGGCTAATGTTAAGTCGGTCTCAGGTCGAATTAGTTCTAGTGTCAAAGTACCAGTCGAGGGAATAGGGTATAAAAAAATAGTCGATAATGGATTATCAGGATTAAGCACAATATGCGAAGGAATACCGCCAACAGTTTTTACGCCAATCTCTAAATAATCGGAATAATCCATATTTTCGAGTGTGTAATCAATACCGCCGTCCGACCAATAAGCGTTATAAATTGACGTTGGCCGCGTAGTGTTAATGTCGCCACCTACGCCGATGGTATAACTCGTTGCGCCAGTCATGGTCTTAGTGACTTTTCCAGTTGATGCCGACAAGAAGCGAGACGCTCCCCATGAGCCAAGCATGAGATTTAATGCTTCGAGAGCATCGCTAGACTCGTCAGCGTTTGGAGTTTCGGAAGATGATATTGCACCGATGAGGCGCAACGTGGCGCGAATTAAATCAGCAGTAACCATGTTACACCTACTTTGAATTGATAGCGCATCCTTGCGCTTGTATGAGTTACTGAGTTACACGGACAGCCCACTCTGGACGCAACAAGCCATAACCTGCAAGTAAATCGAAGCGGCAGATACGGCGGTTGTTGGTAATGTCATAACCACGGATAAAGCGGAGAGACACGCCATCTTCAACAGCACGCTCTGCCATATCCATACCACGTGGCAATTCCATATCTGCTGTTACAAGAGTAAAAGCGTCACGATGGAATAGGATGTTTTGGCCGTACGATGTTGACGCTGTGCCTGTCAAAATCGTAATAGCCGCATTATCAGCAGGACGAGCCGTTACGTTCTGATAAGCTCCACCAGCAATAATTGCAGGGTAGATTGCAACTGTTAAGTTGCCAGAGCCATCCGAGGCCGCGTCTGTTGTCGCAACGAATTGACGTAACACGCCTGTGCTTACTTTAGTCTCGGGATTAACAGCAAACACTCCAGCAATAGTGAGCACATCACCACGTTTTAAGCGGTTAGCAATAGCCGCCGTCCAGCCGTCGGTAACTAGCGATGTTGTGGCCGCACTTGGGTTATCAGTAGAGCCAGAGTTAATCAACCCTTGGTTAGCACCATTGACCAATGGTGTACCACCTAAACCACCCACCGTATGAGTCGGCAAGTTTTGGCTCATAATAAAATCCATACCCAAGTTTGTGGCCATCATGCCGCTTTTGAGTTGTTTGCCTTGTGTTGCCTGGTCATTAAACAAGCCACTCATGCCGCCGACTAATTTAGAGTTAGATAAGGGAGTCAAAGCAAGCATACGACCATCGGTGCGAGGGCATGCAGCATTATCAAGCAAAACGGCTGCATCTAAAACCGATTGTGCAGTAGAGATTGGTGTGCCGGGTGTGCCGCTAAAGTTTGCAACACCACGATAGAAACGGGTAGCAATACGCAAATCCAACTCTGCCGCGAGACGTTTAGCAGCAGGTGCAAGATAACGCTTGCTAAATTCATCAATGCTTAGTTTTAAATCGTAATCAGTAAACGCCCAATCAATACCAAATTCAGGCTCCATTGTGATGGGGATTGTTGTTTCATTCACATCTTGAATGTTGATAGTTGCACCATCACGAATGGTGTACTGCACGGGTTGTCGTACGTTAACAACAGAACCCGCTTTCATGCCTTTATTAGCGAATTGGTCTTCATATTCTGTGTTAATGTTACCCAAGAACGCGCTTTCGTTGTGCAAAATTCTTAGGGTTTCGTTCGTGATAATCGAACTGGTGATAATAGCATTTGCCATGAATTACTCTCTCTTAACGCTTCTCAGCGTTTCTTTTGTCGTTGTTGGTCATTACGCCATTTAATGTAATCACTGGTACTCATTTTTGAGGGGTCAGTCGTTACATTGCCACCTGATACGGTTTTAACAGGCGGCGGCGCACTGGATACCGCTTTAGGCTTTGGTACATTTGTTTTTGCTGCAATCTCGCCAATAGCCATTAACTGTTGGCTTGGGGGTAATGCGGCAATTCGATAAGCCTCTGAAACATTTTTGCCCAACATATACGCTATTTCCGCGCCCTTTGGATGTTGTGCAACTGCTTCAAGTGCCATCGGTGCAAATTCAATGTTAGCAACATTGTTAAACGCTTCGTCAAAGTCAGGAGCAACACTGCGAACCTTGTCAACTTTAGCCACCCAGTCTTGTGCTTGCGCTTGTGCTTGAGTTTGTTGCGCTTGTTGGCTTTGCGTGGCCTGCGTTTTCTGATTAAGCTTGTATTCTGCTACGGCTTCAACGTAATCATCTAAAGTGTCAAATTGGCTAATATCAGGTGCTTCTTGCTTTGGTGCAATTTGCGCCTTTAATTGCTCTAATTCGGCTTTATAACGATTAGCTTCTGCAACAGCTTCATACTTTTGACGCGTAATTTTATCAATGCGCTTCTTAATCTTAACGCCATTCGGTAGGCTAGAATCATCATCGGGTTCATCTTCTTGTTTTTCGGCTTCAACCTTTGACGTAGTTTCCTCGCCTTCGGTTTTCACTTCGTCAACAATCGGACTCTCGATAACTTCATCGACCTGTGGTGATGAATCCACAACGACATCAGACTGAGTAGTATCACTCATGGGATAGGGTTTCCTTGAATCGGATTTACACGCGCCTCACGGCGACCTAGTTTTAACTGTCTAGTAACAGTAAATACAATTTATTCTAATTGCTGCTCATTGTCAATAAATGGCAAGTTTGCACTAGCAATATCACCCATAGGCATATCATTTTGAGCCATCATTTCGGGTGGTAGCTCTTGGCCTTGCATCATATCGCCTTCTTGCCCATCCCATTGCAACTCAGGAGCTTCTTCTTGCTCGATTTCTTCGGGTAGCTCAGGTTGTTGTGCAGCATTGGTTAAAGCATCGTTAATAATGGCCGCCACTTCATCCATGCTCATGCCATAATCCTTAGCTAACTTAGCAAACTCAATTTCAGCCTTAACGTCAATCTCATACTTCTTGAGCCTTAACTCATCGTCTTTGTCGTTGTGGATTCATCACCACAGGTCGAAGAAGTTGTCGAAAGTCCGATTGTTGAAGTAGTGGAAACCGAAGGCGAACAGCCAAAAGTTGAAGCTGATAAACAAGAAGATGAAGATGACGATTCAAGCCTACCGAATGGCGTTAAGAAGCGCATTGATAAAGTTACACGTCAAAAGTATGAAGCTGTTGCCGAAGCTAACCGTCTAAAAGCCGAATTAGAGCAATTAAAGGCGCAACTTGCACCAAAGCAAGAAGCTCCTGATATTAGTCAATTTGATACTTTAGACGAGTATGTTGAAGCGGTCGCAGAATACAAGCTAAATCAGAAAACACAGGCCACGCAAAGCCAACAAGCGCAACAAACTCAAGCACAAGCGCAAGCTCAAGACTGGGTGGCTAAAGTTGACAAGGTTCGCAGTGTTGCTCCTGACTTTGACGAAGCGTTTAACAATGTTGCTAACATTGAATTTGCACCGATGGCA